ACAAATCATAGTGTGAGTTAAAAATTTCTACCCACTTTAAAGACTCTCTTAGTATTGTAAACTTATCTAGCCTTGATACATCTTTAGCCATTAACATCCATACTCTACCAGATGTTTGAAACATTTTGCCTAGTATAACAGGAGGGTTTTCTTTATGAACACCCCACATACATAACGGTACATCGTTTCTAGTAGCCATCCAACAAACATCTTGGTCTGTTTTTATGAGTGCTTGCATACAAGCTTCTTGTGGACTGCACCCAAACAACTCACATTCAACAATATCTTCTTCACATAAATTATCAGCAAGATCCATAACCATTTCAACATCTGGTTGTTGTATTTTAATTCCCATCAGCTAAACTTTGGAATCCTCTTTCTATCTCATCTATGTAACTTTGATCTCTACGTTGTGGATCATGGTATCTAGGATCTTGCATCTTAGCCCGCAAGTCAGCTATCGTTAGTTTACCAGTACCCTTATCTATTTTATCAGCACCAGATATAGATGTCTTATTCATATTCATTACTTTCTCTAAGAATCTAACACCTTCTGCACTAGCACCAATATCTACAGCTATTCTTTGCTCATCTTCTGTAAGATTTTTAGTAGCCCAGCCAGTTACACTATCTATTCTTGCTTGTGCATTTTCACCTAGTTTGGCTATTTCTGCATTTAGGTCTACTTCTTCAACTCCAGAATCAGCAAACTGTTTAATGCCTTCGTGAAATTGCTCATCACTAAAACCAGATTCAAAACTTGTTTTCTTCCACCAGTCTAGTAAAGGATTGCTTAGTATTTCTTCTTGAGTAAAGCCTTCAATCTCCGGTACTGTATATGAATCTTCATCTGCTGGTCTGTCTTTCATTTGCTCTGCTTTAAGCTCACCAACTAATTCTTCTTTCCAGTCATCTTTACTTTTACCAATCTTAGATTCTAATTCTTTATAGGACTTAGCTAAGTCTTCTATCTTAACTACACCATTATCTATAAATTTTTCTGGTATACCATCAGGTAAAGGCGGAGTCTGAGTTTCGTTTGGTGCAAGTGTGGGAGGATGATCCCCAGACTCCTCTGCAACAGGGGTTGCATTTACATCTACGAGTGATTCTTCTGACATTATTTCTCTCCTTGTTTAAGAGTTTCATATTGTCTAATTCTTGTTTCTAATATAGCAACAACAAACCTTGCTCCTTCGTTATGGAACAAGTGATTTGCCTGTATATCAGGACCAGATACTCTTTCTGTTGTAATAGATTTAAGATACTTTAAAGTTTCTATTCCAGCTTGTGTATTAAATGTGGTAACGATTAAATCGTTAAGATGTTTTTCTTCTTCTGGTGTTCTCTCGTAACCGTCAGGTCCGAGGATCTTCTTCTTCGTTTGTGGCATTTGGTATAGCTCCCATTTGTTGCGCTTGTTGCATTATTTGTTGACGATCAGCATCAGTCATAAGTAAATCTTCTGGTACAGAAAACTTCTTAGCAAGGAACTTAGCAACTTCATTCCCTTTGACTAACATTGGTAACATTTGTGGACCAAATCTAGCCATAACTAATTCTAAAAAACGATCTACGGAAGCTATATCTGTTTGCATCTGTGCTTGTGCAAGCGGTGATATACTTACTACTTTAACTTCTCTTCCGTTTACTTGTGGTACTTCGATCCTACCTTGTTTCTTAAGGATGTATATAACTCTTCGTAAGATTGGAGTGACCAATTCGGCTTGTAATCTACCAAAGGCAGATCCAATTCTTCGTGATAGGTCTGCCATTCTTTCTGCAACTTCTGTTGCACTGGCTGGTGTTCTGTTTGGATCACCCAACATATCATTATATAAAGCTCTTTTAATATTACTACGCATATCTGAAAGTATAAGCTCAGATACTCTAAAATCACCAGCAGACTGTATAGGTTGAAGCCCAGCCGAACCTGGTGCTTTTGGTATAACCGTACCCGGTAGTAATTGTATTGTATCTGTATTAACAATACCATCATCTTCCAACTGATATATACCTGAGATAGCCATCTGGGCATTTTCTAAAATCATTTCTACTGTTAGGTTAGTGGTTTTAATTGCAGCCATTGCGTTCATTAAAGGCCCACGCCCATATGTTTCACCAGCACATTTACCCCATCTAAAACAAATATAAGGATTAGATCCTACTCCGTCAAATGTTCTATGTACTATTTTCTTTTTATCTGATTCAGATATAACGCAGAAATGATTACGTTCATCAGGTAATACATCATAATCTCTGTATACAGTTTCTATATATGCTTTTTTTCTGTCAGGATTCTCTGTCATATCCTTTAACATTTGAGGTGTTAGCTCTGCATCAGGGTATGCAATTAGAATATCTTTACAGCGTATTAGTCTTTTCCTATAAACCGTATCAATATCGTCTTTAGGTCCTGTATCCATGCATACATGAGGGAGCGGAACTGCTGTAAACGTAACTGGGTTAAGGGCATCGCCTTCTTCAATAAGTAAACAACCTGTTCCCACAGCCAAATCAAGAAAGCTTTCGTGTACTTCTTGATTAAAGTTACTGTTTTGCAGAACTTCAAATACATACTCTGTAACATCGTCAAGAGCTTTGTTAACATCTAATTTCTCCTCATTATCAACTTCTCCTCCAGCAACTAAGTCAGCCCATCTGGCAAAGTTTGGAACAATCCCAGCTTGCAGTCTTGATGCAAACTCTTGCACACCAACCACAGCTGTTTCGTCAAATATTTTATCTGTTCTATTAGCACCAGGATTTTCTGAAAAGAAACTTTCTCTTTGTGGTAGTGCATACTCATAACATTCTTCAAATGTAGATACCCATAAAGATTTATTACCTTCAGCAGTTTTGTAACGCTCAAGTATTCTCTTTACGTCATCGCCTTTATCAGCCATGCTATTTACCTAGAGGATAACCCCTACCTCCACCTGATCCTGTTAATAGAGATCGCCTACCAAAGCCAGACTGTAGTAGTTTTGCTGCTTCTGTTTGCTCACCTTTAAGTCTAGTACGTTCATCAAGCTCTGATTTTAATTGTCCAGCTCTTGCTGCTTTTGCATCTTGACTTTCTTTAGGTGGCTTTGGTACTTTTAAACACATAATTCCATCCTTACGCCATTGGTAAATGTAATTGTTTCAATAACAACGCACATTATATTATTTCTTCCAACCCTTTTGCATCAAAGAGTAAGCCTTCTTGCTAATAGTAGACTTCTTCTTTGACCTAGATATACCTTTCTTCTGTCGCTTTCTTATGTTTGCTAATAAACTCATGTTACCATTTCACCTTGTTTGCCCAGTATGCTGCTGATAGCACACCTTTTTTAATATTTTTCATATGTCTTGCTTTAAATGAACGAGATCTTGCAGTATTATCTTTGTCACCACTTACACCTTGTTGTCCAAACCTAATAGTCTTTATAGTGTCACCAGATTTAGCAACAACTACATGGGATTTTGTTTTATGACTAGGAGTTTTCTTAGGTTTGTTGTACCCACTTAACCCTAATCTTTCTAACAATGACTTACTCATTAAAACTTACTCCAAAAATTTCTTTCTTTCTTCTTTGGTTTCTTCCTATCAAAAGGATTAAAAGAAGTATTAACTTGAAACGCTTTCTGTTGCAAGTTTCCGTGTGTAATACCTCTACCTTCTCCTGATCCTAACATAAGATACTGTAAAGCGTCATGCACATGACTAAATCTATTTTTATTTGGTGACTCATGGTAGCGTTCTTGCCCTGTTACTTGCATCCTTTTGTAGTGATACCCACCTTCAAAGCCAGCTATTAGTTCCTTACATCTTTTGTCTATAATAACACCAGAGTTTCCTTCTAACATTCTAGTAAGCCCTACATTTACAGACTCAAGCCTTAGTGATACGTCATTACTAGGTGCTGGATAGACTTGAACGCCAGCTCCTCGCATAATCTGGAAGGGTGTACTCTCATCTGTCTGCGCTCTGAAGTCACCAGCTGGATCTCCCCACATTTGCAAGTCACATCCTTGATAATTCTGTGCAATATCCTGTCGTAGTAGCTCGGCAAACCTAACAATACCCATGTCTATACACACTATTTCTTTAAGTATGTGCCACCTCCCACGGATTTTTTGGGCAAATACGGCAGCTGGTGTCAATCCAAAGTCCATACCTACATAGACTGTTTGACCATTTGCAACTGGTATATATTCCTCCGCAACGTGGGTAGACTTGTTAAAATCAGGGTATACAGGCTTGCCATCA